AGTTGATGCAGAGGTTCAAGCGGCTCAAGCTGCTTGGGATGCTCAGACAGATGAAGAAAAAGCTGATGAGTCGAACCCAAGACCTGCTGACATAATATTAGAGGAATAAAAATTAAATGGCTACGTATTTAGGCACACATGGTAGTAAAATACAGAACTATACCACGAACCCTGATAACCCAAATCAGGGAGAGGTGTGGTATAATGCGACTGATAATGTTTTAAAGTTTCAATTTTCAAACGTATCGACTGCTGGTTCGTGGAGAACTGGTGGGAGTTTAAATACTGGTAGATATGGTTTGGGAGGAGCTGGAATTTATACATCAGCTTTAGCTTTTGGAGGAAGGGATCCTCAGACTAACAAAACAGAATCTTATGATGGAACTAGTTGGACTGAAGTTAATGATTTAAATACTTCAAGAACACATTTGGGTGGTGCTGGGGCAAGTAATACTTCCGCTCTAGCTTATGGAGGATTTAATATACCTGGTAATAATGTAAATGATGAAACTGAAAGTTGGAACGGAACCAACTGGACAGAAGTTAACGATTTAAATACTGGAAGAAGATTTCCAGGAGCAAATGGAATAGCGACTGCTGCACTATGTATTGGAGGAGATCAGGATCCTCCTAGAGTAGCATTAGTGGAACAATGGAATGGATCTAACTGGACAGAAGTTGGAGATTTAAATAGTGCTAGATCACAACTTGCAAGTGCAGGAACATCAACATTAGCAGTTGCATTTGGTGGTGCTGCTCCTGGTGGAGTAACGGGTGCAACAGAGACATGGAATGGTAGTGCCTGGACAGAAACAACAGATTTAAATACTGCAAGACAACAATTAGCTAGTGCATCTTCTGGAACATCAACATCTACTTTAGCTTTTGCTGGTAATCCAGGACCTGCAGTGACAGGAAAAACAGAATCATGGGATGGAACTAGTTGGACCGAGGAAAATGATTTAGCCACAGGAAGAGAATATTTAGCTGGAGGAGGCACAGCAACAAACGGATTAGCTTTTGGTGGATACAGTACAACTACTGTTGCATCAACAGAAGAATGGACAGGTGCAGGTGTTGCAATTGGAGCTTGGTCTACGGGTGGTTCTTTAAATACTGCTAGAGTTGCTTTAGGTGGATCTAATAGTGGAACACAAACAGCCTCTTTAGGTTTTGGAGGAGAAACTTACCCAGGAGGCGATCTTACAAACACTGAATCTTACGATGGAACATCTTGGACAGAAGTTAACGATTTAAATACTGGTAGAGATAGATTAGCAGGAGCAGGCACGTATACATCTGCATTAGCTTTTTTTGGTAATCCTGTAACTAATATAAATGAATCTTGGAACGGTTCGAATTGGACTGAAGTTACAGATGGTAACACAGCTAGAAGATTATTAGCTGGCTGTGGAGCATCTAATACTTCAGCATTAGCTTTTGGAGGTTCTCCAGCACCACCTACTAATCTTAATAACACAGAATCTTGGAATGGATCAAACTGGACAGAAGTCAATAATTTAAACACGGCTAGGAGAAATTTAGGTGGAAATGGAATTGTTACAGCAGCTTTAGCAATTGGAGGCTATGATGGTTCAGCTAATATTGATAGTGTAGAACAATGGAACGGAACCAACTGGACAGAAGTAAATGATTTAAATTCAAATAGAAGTGGTGTACAGTCAGCAGGAAGTTATACAGCTGCTTTAGCTTTTGGAGGTTTTGAGGGAACTAGACTTGCTCTTACAGAAGAATGGAACGGAACAAATTGGACTGAAGTAAATGATTTAAGTGTTGCCAGAGATACGCTTGCAGGCGCAGGAACTACAACAGCTGGTTTAGCTTTTGGTGGAGATTTAGGTCCTGCATATACAGCATCAACAGAAGAGTGGAATCTTCCATCAACAACAACTAAAACAATAAGTACGGATTAATTATGGCAACATATAAAGAATTAAGAGGAACACAGATTGAGGCGGTAGCAACCGACCCATCGAATCCTGTTGAGGGTCAGGTCTGGTATAATACAACCTCCAATGTCTTAAAAGGTTCGACCCGTACAGCTACAGGAGCATGGGCTACAACTACTGCTATGAGCTCTACTAGATGGGGAGGTTCAGCATCTTCCGTATCTCCGTCGTCAAGTGCTATAATGGCAACTGGAGCTGGCACTGCAAATACAGAATCATGGAATGGAAGTAGTTGGACAGAGCTTAATAATGTTAATGAAGCGAGATATGGAACGTGGGGAACAGGAACAACTACATCAATGTTAGCTTTTGGTGGAAATGCAGGTGGTTCTCCAACTGCATCTGGAGATAGAAACTCAACAGAATTATGGAATGGCACAAATTGGACTGAAGTAAATAATATGGGTTCAGTAAAAAGGTATCCTGCTGGAACTGGAGCAGATAGCACAGCCTCACTAAGTTTTGGTAGTTTTAATGGAAGTAATAAAATAGCAAATACTGAAACTTGGAATGGAACAAACTGGACTGAAGTAAATGATTTAAATACTGCAAAATCTTCAATGGCTGGAGTTGGTGCAACTTATACAGCTGGAATTTGTGTAGGAGGAAATGTTGGTAATTCACCCAATGTAAATGGATCTGGAGAAACAGAACTTTGGAATGGTACTAACTGGACTGAAGTTAATGATTTAAACACAGCAAGAAGAGACTTAGGGGGATGCGGAACAAATACACTTGGTCTTGTTTTTGGAGGTCTAAAACCACCTAGTACATGGCATGGTGCAACAGAGTCTTGGAATGGAACTAACTGGACTGAAGATGGAGATTTAAATGCGGGTAGAGAAATAACAGGGCAAGCATCAGGGACTCAAACAGCTGCTTTAGCTTGTGGTGGTCTAAATGCTCCTGGATCATATCTTAATCTTGTAGAAGAGTTTACCGGTGCAGGTGCTTCTGTTACTAAAACATTTACAGATAGTTAAGACTTGTAATATATTTTAATTAATATATATTACATTTAATTATAAAGGATAAAGATATGAAAAAAGACGTTAAGGAAGTTATACAAGGTGAGGAACCTCATCTAAATAATCTGTTATCAACTGAAGATCTGTCATCTTTTAAAGGTATGGTAGACGAGCTTCGTGATACATGGACCAAGAAACAGATGTTTCGAACAGAAACAGAAGCAAGGTTTTCTGTGTTACAAGATAATAGATATCCAACTAAAGCTTCAAAATATTGGCAGTGTGTAAGAGAACAATCTAGTTATCTTGATAATCTCATGGCTCTATCATTTGACTATAGAAGAAATGAAGCAAAGATAACCTGGTTGGAAAAGAAAATCGAAACAGAAGAAGATGAATACAAAAAAACTAAATATCAAATAGATTTAGACGAATGTAGATTTGGTAAAGCATCTATGGAAAAAGTTGCAAGACATAGAATGCGTGAGATTAAAATGTGGTCCAAATTAAAAAAAGAATTTAATGATGGATCGTTTAATGATAAAGATGTTAATGTTCACCAATTAGAGTCTTATGGTTTACAATATCATGAGAAAGCTAAAACATTAAATCAAAATTCAAGTGAGGCTGAAATATTTAATGTGATGGGACAACTGCAATCTCTACAGAGAATTAAAAAGTCAGGTGAACTAGAACAAAGTTATCAAGAGAAAGAAAAGATTGAACAACATGGAAAACCTAAAGTTTGATTTTGTATTTTTAGGTCAATCTGTTTTAAAATATCAAGTGCCTTTAGATATATTTAATAGCATTAATTATATATACGAAATAAACTATCATAATCTTGCACCTGCAAATAAACAATTAGTAGGTAAGATAGAAAAAGAACATTCTTTATTTTATCATGGAAAAGATCAATCTAAAATGAAAAACCATAACATGCTACCAAAGGATGTAACAAATTACTTTATAAAAATGTTCAGACATTATCTAGCATTTAATAAGATAAGAGATTACGATTTACATCTTAATTCCGTATGGGTTAACGAGATGAAACAACATGAATATAACCCTGCACACATTCATAGAGGTATGTTATTTACAGGTTTATCTAGTGTAATGATTTTAAAACTACCACAAACATATGGTAGAGAATATTCAAATGATGAAGTACCATCAAACGGTAGACTACAGATATTAGGCGCAGCAAACGGTCAATTTGCTAAAATAGATTATCAACCACCTATGGACCTTAGAGATTTTTATATCTTTCCATATGATATGAGACATTGTGTCTATCCGTTTAATGGAACTAATGAAACTAGAAGAACTCTTGCTGCAAACTGTGATGTGCAGTTTGATCCAATAAAAAATAGAGGTGCCACATAATGGACAAACAATATTACATAGATAATCACATAGGTGTGTTTAAAAACTTTATGCCAAATAAATTAATAGATGATTATGTAAATTATTTTAACAAGTGTGAACAACAAGGTGCAGTATACCCAAGAAAAGAGGATGAAATATTAGTATCTGATAATGCAATAGATACTATAAGAGATACAAACGTTTCTTTAACATATGTTAATAAACCTTTTATAGGTATGTTTTTTAATGAAGTGTATCCTTTGTATGTGCAAAAATATTCACATTTAAAAAAATTAAATGCACATAGTATATTAGAAGTTAAGATACAAAAAACTAAAGTAGGAGAAGGTTATCATACTTGGCACTGTGAGAATGCAGAGATGAAATCTAGAAATAGAATATTAGCTTTTATGGTTTATCTTAATGATGTGACCGAAGGCGGAGAAACAGAATTTTTATATCAAAAGTGCAGATTTAAACCAGAAAAAAATACTTTATTAGTTTGGCCTGCACAATTTACACATCTTCATAGAGGAAACCCACCTTTATCAAATGACAAATATATAATAACGGGATGGGTAGAATACGGATATTAATATGATAACGGAACCACGATGGAAATCTTACATAGTAGAAACAACACGACCAATCTTTACACCAGAACAATGTAAAATGATTATTGAAGCTGGACGTGCGGAACCTAGAAACGATGCACAAGTTGGAAGTAGCAAAGGAATTAAAGGTGGAACCATAGATACAAAAACTAGAACCTCACACATAAGCTGGATACCTTTTAAAAAAATGCAGCCTGTATATAAAAAAATAGAACAGGTTATGAAACAAACAAATGGTAATCATTTTGGTTTTGATGGAATGACTATCACAGAGATGGCACAATATACAGAGTATCCAGAGGGTGGTTTCTATGAGTGGCATGTAGATAACGATGTAAATTGTCAACACGAGCCACCAGTCAGAAAGATATCTATGACTTGTTTGCTATCACCTGAAAATGAATTTGAGGGTGGTGATCTAGAATTAATGACAGAAGGCAAGATTGCAAAAATAAAACAAGGACACGCAATATTCTTTGCATCGTTTATAAGGCACAGGGTAAAACCGGTTATACGTGGTAATAGAAAATCTTTGGTTATGTGGTTTGGAGGGACACCGTTTAAATGATTAAAGCTGCATACTTTCCAACTATTATATATGCTAAAGATATAAATCTAGATAACAAACTTTTTGAGAGAGAGGTCCTTGCTTGGGCTGATAAAGATAAAGGTGTTCAGAGAACTAACATGAATGGTTGGCATAGCACAACCAATATGCATCAAATACCCATATTCAAACCATTAGTTGATGAATTATTTAAAATGCAAAGTCAAGTATTTCAAGAAGAATGGTTGGATAGTGAACCTGTCATTGGAAATATGTGGGCTAACATAAATCCACCAGGTGGTTATAACAGGCCACATCTACATCCTAATAGTCATTTTAGTGGAGTATATTATATCAAAGCCCCTAAGAACTCTGGACAAATAGTATTTAATGAACCAAGGTCCACAGCACATATGGTTATGCCAAGAAGAAAAGAAGGAACACCTCCTTCACATCTATGGCGAGAGGTTCGTGTAGATCCGTTAGAAGGTAGAATAATTATATTTCCTGCATGGCTTTGGCACTGTGTTGAACCAAACTTAAGTAATGAAATAAGAATATCAGTATCGTTTAATTTTTTACAGAAAGGTTTTAATGTTTAGAGATCACAAATACCAAGTAATTAAGAAAGCATTGTCTTATGATATAGCCAATTTTATACTTAATTATTTCTTACTTAAAAGAGATGCAGCAAGATTTATGTATGAAAATAACCTACACTCACAGTCATCGATACTCGGAACATGGACCGATCAACAGATACCAAATACCTATTCCTGTTATGGTGATTTTGTAATGGATACTTTATTAGTAAAAATGTTGCCTGTAATGAAAGAGCATACTGGTTTAGATTTAATACCTACATATTCTTATGCTAGAGCATATAAAAAAGGTGATTGTTTACACAGACACAAAGATAGACCTAGCTGTGAGATATCCACAACTCTAAATCTAGGTGGAGATTCTTGGCCTATATTTATAGATGGCACAGGCGCTGACAATGTTGTTAATGAAAGACAAAATATTGTGAAACCCAACGCTCCAAAAGGCACAAAAGTCATGCTTGATGTAGGTGATATGTTGGTATATAGTGGTTGCGAACTCGAACATTGGCGAGAGCCTTTTGAAGGGAACATTTGTGGCCAAGTATTTTTACATTATAACCATGTAAACGGCCCATTTGCTGATAAAAACAAGTTTGATGGAAGACCAATGCTAGGTCTACCATCGTTTGTAAAATAGTATTATAATGGAGTCGTATGTTACAAAAGATAGGTTTTCAACCAGGTATAAATAAACAAATAACTGATACAGGAGCAGAGGGTCAATGGACAGACTGTGATAATGTCAGGTTTCGTTATGGTATTCCAGAAAAGATAGGTGGTTGGAAACAACTAGGCGATGATGCCTTAACCGGTGCTGGGAGGGGACTACATCATTTTGTAAATAGTAAGGCCAGAAAGTATGCGATTATCGGTACAAACAGAATCCTATATGCTTTCTCTGGTGGTGTATATTACGATATACATCCTATCAAATCCACAACAACGCTCACAAGTGCATTCACCACGACCAACGGATCACAGACTGTTACAATAACTTTTAGTGGAGATCATGGTATAGGAGAGCAGGACATAATTTTACTAGACAACTTCTCATCAATAACAAATTCTAATTTTGCAGCCGCAGATTTTAACGACAAAAAATTCATGGTGACAACCGTGCCAACAAGCACAACCATAACAATCACAATGCCATCAAACGAATCAGGGTCTGGCGCAACAACATCAGGTGGTATCAGGGTACAACATTATTATCCTGTAGGACCAGCGGTTCAGGCAAAAGGTTTTGGTTGGTCTTTGGGTACATTTGGTGGTGAGGTTGCAGGTG